AACATTTCCGTCACCACCAGTTACGCTTAACAATCTAGGAAAATCAGGATTAGTAATACTTGCAGTTACGGATTGAACAGCAGTCGTCAATAAAGTTGCAGCCAAAACAGCAGTCGCTGATGGAGCATCAGGTGCAGTCCAACCCTGAACGACAGGATAAAACTTACCCAGAAATTGATGTGCCACAATAGTAGCCCATTTGTTTTTGATAATCATTGTTGCTTTTCACCTCCTCTCAAGGTCAACACCTTTTTCAGATCAGGATATCCCTGCCCTGTTATCAAAGGTTCATTAAGTTATAACAGTGGTATATAAATAACCACACGCAGATGCTACGACTTTTTCATCTCGGATTTCTCCGCATTCAAAGAAGTCGCCATCTCTCCCTTCTTCTCGCCATTTCTTCGTCCTGAAACCTCTGCTCTGAAATTGATAACCATAAGATACCTTTTTCAGTCCAGGCGATGCTTCTGCATAAATCAGAGCAACGCTCTTTCCCCAAAGGTATGCTAATGACTCTGTACCTCCATCAGCAGAACTATCATAAAGGGCATTTCCAACAAAATACTTGTCAACTTCAAACAAAGTGGCAAGCAAATCATTAGTCACTAATCCTTTTTGAGTGTATTTAATACGTTCCAAAATGTCAGGGTGGTCGAGTAATTTAGTATGAACTTGTTTACCAACAATCATCACGTTCGGCATCTTTGAAGATGCAGCGTGAACGGTATCCTTTGCTGTCCGTACATTTCCGATAGGATCACTACCAGCGTAGTCGTCCCAACGGTTAGCACCGGATAGAGCAAAAGTAGAACCGTGATTACCGCCTGTAAAGACGATATCTGCGACCCTTTTCTCTCTTAGCAAGTGGATTAAATCAGTCAAATTCTCGGTTGTATCTACATCCATATTCAATGGTTTGTCAGCATTGTTTCTAACTCTGTCTGGAAGTAAGTCTTTTAGAGCATATTCCTCGCAGGAGTAAGTATCAGATGAAAGATTCCATTCTACTTCGGCAGCTTCAGCACCAGCAGCTCTTTTAGCTTCCGGCAACCTCCAATTCCGAGTATATTTGTAATACTTGTCAGATTCCTTTTTTACAGGAACAACAGGCATTACTAAATCACCAATATAAGCATCATTTCTGTACATAACAGAAACACCGCTTAAAATAGCATCTGTATGAACATCATTCTCCGTAGGAGAAGTAAATTTCAACCTGTCAATCTTAGCCATTTCTAACGCTTGTAATTCATTTAGCTTCATTTTATTTTCACCTCCTTTCAAAAAATTAAATCACTAGTTTGATTCGTCTGCTTGTGCAACTCCTCCGGGAGTAATTAAAATCTCAATATATCCCCCGTCGCCTTCTGCATTAGCAGATAAGGCTATACCGATAACAGATTTCTGATCTGCATCGACTGGAGTTCCTTTACCACTAGTGGACATAATCTTATCACCTATGTCGCAATCCGCACCCATAAGTAAACGTGATGTTCCTGCAGTAGCAATAGAAGCAGCTTGACCCTCAGTAGGATCATTCTGCAATACACCAACAACGTGAGTACCTTCCGCAGCAGGAGTACCTGCCACTTTTACCTCTCTAACATCAGCGTCCATTTGAACAGCGTAATATTGGCTAGATGAAAGGTCTGCACCAGCAATCAATGAAAGAACATTCATTGGATTAGCTTGAACTCTTGCCATATTTCTCACCTCCATTCATTGACAATTATTTATAATCTCCAAAACTATTTATTAAATAATTCTGGGTTTTTGCTTGACAGTATCTTAACTGCCTCGCCATAAGTCTGAGCTTTGCCTGTTTCCATTAACTTTGTAGCTTCTGCTTGTACTTTATCAGCACTAGCATTCTTGTCATCGTCGCCTGTACCTTCCTCTCTAAACAGTTTCGCAGAAACCGCAGGGAGTTCAGCCATCAACTCATTAAAAAGCTTAACAACATTTGGAGTTGCAGACATTAAAAGCTCAACCGCTTTCTTAGTATTTTTGGGTAGAAGAACACCTTTTGGATTGCTTTCAGAAAATACGAGACCGCCCACTTTCGCAGTGACTTCCTTAAATCTCAATTTCTTTTCAACAACACCCATTTGAGATTTGAGTTCATTCATCTGTTTTGCGTGATCGGTTTTGGAGATATAATTCTCGCTCAATTTTTTAGAGTCTTCTTCTTTTTTAGCTTCTGCTTCTTTCTTCTCAGCTTCTGCTTCCTCCTCTTTTTTCGCATTTTCAGCCTCCTCGGCAACTTCTGCTTTAGCTTCCTCAAATAACTTTTTCTCATCATCTGAGGCTTTTTCATTCAGCTTAAAGTCAGCATCTTCAGCCAATTTTGCTATAAGTTCCTCTTTGGTCATTTCCTTCTCACCTCCTTTCACATCAAATTTACTGGTAAATCCAGCATACAAATTTTCATTAAAAGCCACTGGTGCAAGGCTTTTAAAATATGGTCGGTTTGTTAAAGCACCACCGAGCAATACGTTTTCAAAGTTTTCGTGAGTTTCTAAATCCTCATAGTTAAAATCAAATTCCGGACTAAAATATTTAAACACACCGTCTTTAACCAAATCCTTACCCAGCTTTGTCCACTCAATCGTTGCTTTTAGTTTAGTCTTGCCATCTTCAAATACTTTCTTTAATCCCCTAAACCAACCAGCAGCTCCCTTTTCCGGCATATGTTCCTGATCAACCGCTATATCAACTTTCCTAACTTTACTGTCAAAAGACTGAACAAATTTATCAATATCACCATCTGTAATACTAATCATACCGTATTGAGGGTGCTTCCACTCGCCAGCGTGCAAGACTTCAATAACTGTTTGTGGCTCACTGAAAGATTTACCTGAAATTTCAACTAATGGAATAAGATTTTTTAGAAATAACTCCGAAGCTTTTTTACTCTTTACTTCGCCAGAATGAGATTTACCTGCCTTGTCATAACAGACGTGCATATACTTATTCGGCTGATTTTTGACAGCAATAGTTCTAACCCTACCGCCAGCTTTTACGCAAGTATCAAATGATTTAGGCATCTTGACCTCCTTTTTGATGTAATTCTGCGTGACAATTTCTACATAAAACTACACATTTATCCATTTCAAGTTTCAATTTTTCTAAACTTTTACATTGACCAATACCATCTGCAATCGAAAATTCTTTATCTCCTCTATTATGATGAAAACATAAAGCATTTACACATCTGTTATATCCGCAAATTTTACAACCTTTTGATAATTTATATTTCTGAACATATTTTCTTCTTTTATATTTCTTTTCTCTAACTTTTTCTAATATCTCTATCCTGTTTTTCCTATAATACCTTAACCTTCTCTCTCTAACTTTTTCAGGATTTTTTTGAGCCCATTTCTTACCACATCTTTTCCAATGGGTTTTCCCTACTGGCATTTTAGCCTCCTCTATGAATAATAGTAGCTTAATTGCTTAATGTCAAGCTATTTTACAGATTTAATAAAATCACTCCCAATATCCCAAACCCAATTAACCAATGTTATAACAACCACACCAATCACTGTAAATTTACCAACCATATTTGCTTGAAACTTCTCCAAATCCTCAATTTTATCTCCTTGTTCCTTATCCGTTTTCTTTAAACTGCCTAGTGATTTTTCAATATACTTTAATTGTGTTACTACCACTCCTCTAAACTCAGCAGTTTTTATCTTTTCACCTATTGCAAGATATTCTGCTGATGTTTTATCACTTGGCATTTTTCTCCTTATAAACTCCTATACCATAAGGCATTTTTCTTTTACCCGATCCCGGGAGCGGATATTCTAAATCTTTAAATTGCCAAGCTGGAACTACTGACTGAGGTCTTAATTGTTCTGGAATACCTGTAAATGGAGGCGGACTTTCTTCTTCTTTCATTATCGCTACCCAAATACATCGGCAGTTAAAATGAACCGCTCCGGGTTTGTAGTTTGAAAATGCTTTATCCTCAACTCCTATAACTCTACCGTCCATACTCTGGCAGTAATTACAAGTCGCACCATCTAAAATTGCCGACCATTGATAACCATAAATATCATCTTTAGAACTCTCGAATGTATATCTACGCCCATTGTTAATTTCTTCCGAAGTCACCAACGCAGACGTAGCTTTAACGTGTCGTGTATAATATTTCTTAAAACCTTTTTCAACTTTTAAAAGAGTTTCTACTGTACTTACATTTTTATCCATCATACAAACTGCAGCTATTCCTTTTATATCTTCCATCATCATCTTTTCGTGTCTGCTGGCAAGGAAAAAAGCTCTTTCAGCCATAACCTTGTTAACTCCAGGAATAGTCATTGG